TTCTGACCGCTAGCTATCATTTCAGCTAGCTCAGGACTAACGGCAGCAATTCTTCTTAGGTCTATCTTTTGCTTAAACGTGCGATCTTCCATGATCCAACCGCAGTACGTAACCATTATACCGCGCTCAAGCAAGTAGTTCGCCGCAAGCTCCATTTCTTGTTTAAATCTAGGGATGTACCCAGAGGTTGTCATCCACTTCAAGAAGTTCGATACTACCTTAGATCTAGGGACATCTGTAGCTTCTACGGGGAACGCCTGTATATTAGCCCTATTCAGGGCAGACATGAACAGCGAAACTAAACGAGTTACGCGCTCGTCAATAACATGACTCTCTAGGTCAGAAGCTCCTTCCCAGGGAAAGGCATCTGCTCCGTGCTTGCGAAGATCACGGCTCTTCCCTGGCCACCAGTTACGTCGATCATCGTACGAGGTACGGCAAAGATCGTAGTACGCCGAAAGCTCGTTTGTTGTCCTCTGGTACGCCTTTATAAGAACATCTATATCTGGCTTTTTGCCAACGTATGTTATGGCTTTTGAGTAATCGTTGTTCTGCATTACCTCTCTAGGTTTTTTAAAAATTGTTGTACCTTATCTTGTACCTTGTACAGAACCCTGTATGAGTACCAGTAGTTTACGCCTATCTTATCACAGAATTCGCTATTTTGCATCAATCTGTCTGAGTTATGTAATGAAATTAGCCTAAGAAGCTCCCACCCCAAAAGACGATCTATCTCCTGGGACAAGAACTTTCTATTCTGAACTAAGGTATTAAGCTGCTCCTCTTCTGTATCTGTAAGAAATTCCATTAACGTCTTCAATGATTTCAACTGTAATTAACTTCCCGACTAATCGTTCCGCAATTTTTTTAGGAACAAGCACAGGGATCTTAGTTCCGCTTTCATGGACGTACGCATAAACGTACTTCTTGTTAGGAGCTACCTTTATGACCTTAGCACTTACGTGCTTTGCAGTAGCCTCTGGAGCCTCTATAGCTTCAAGCATTATTTCCTGCCCCTCATCAGAGATCCATGTATTTCTACCTGATCCAGTAACCATACCAGGACTTAGCTTTTCAGCACAAAGGCCAATTAAGTCCTTGAATTGTACATCGTTTTCTTCAGCAATTTTAATTAATCTCTTTTTCATTAGTATCCTCCTATAGACCTGCGAGTTACTGCTAAATCGCGAGCCGTTACGTGGACTGGGCCTTCTCCAGAGTTCGCCATTCGCAAGTACCGAATAACGTCAAAGAAGTCCTTTAAGGGTTCGTCCATTTTCCCTTTTGAGTTGTAGTTTATGAGACTGTCAATTAAATTGCGACAGCTCTCGTGAATGTAACATCTGGGCCGATTAGCAGAATCAATCGGCTCATTAGGGTTATAATTGAACCACTCATCTAGTGCAGACAAGCCTACTTCTTCCATACGCCCGTCAGAAGGCACAAACATCATATTGTGCTCCTCGAAGGACATAAATAAATCTTCGTTGTTCTCGTTCTCTTTAGCGAAAAATCGCGAATCACCTATACGCTCGAATACCTCGATGCCTATCTCATCTTCAATCTCTTTAAATAAATCGACGTACCCCTTTACTCCTAGTCCCACTTTCTTTGAAGCGGGGCCAAATTTCCATTTAGGGTCCCCGAACTCCGCCCACTCCCCATAAGTATCCCAGTCTGGCCACTCACGGCAGATGTACACATTATCGTTATCGTCTACAGCAGCCCATATAGATACGTAGTTCTTTGCTCCAGCGGGGTCCACTACCTGGTATACTGTGTACCTGGACTTATCAGACACATCAGGGAACTGCATTCCGTACTTATTAGGCTCTTTATCCTTTAGCACGTTCACCTCAGTGTTAAAAAGAGGGAGTAAAGAAGTCATGCTCTTTACGGGTACTCCGTAAGCGCGTACTAATATCTCTTCCTCTGGTCTTCCCCGAAGGTCTTTTGCTATACGCTCGTACCCACCAAACGGGTTCTCATCAGAGTGCAAGTACACCACAGACGCATCCCTCGATGGACTGTACTGCCGTACTGGAACCTCTCTGCCTTTTAACAACTTAGCCTTTTTAGTCTCTAGAGTTTGTGCACTTTTAAGATAATCCGATATAAATGGAGTATAACCGTCAATGGGAGTGAATCCTATTCCCAAAACAGAATCTCTGGTTGCTAATCGGAATCTGATCGTGTTCACTAACTTAGAATCCCCCAGGTACTCATCTAGCCACGCGCCTATGTTTAGGCCCACTGGGTTCGGGAACCCGAATTCAAAGCCCTCTAAGATGGTCTGGTTGTTGCTGTACTGCGTGTACGTCTTAAAATCTACTCTAGTACGGGTATCGGGGAAAATGAAGCTCTTAGCCGTGAACCCGTTCTGCATACTGTAGTTGATGTACCCTTCGATGCTCTTCGTCTTCTTCTTGAACTCCTTAGGCATCATCTCCCAGATAGCTGATTGCTGCACCTTGATGGAGGTGTCCTCGTTCTGTGAGAAGCATACTACGTGACCGTCATTGCTTTCAGTCACAGCCTTCATAACAATCTTAGCAAAGCCAGTAGTTTTACCTGATCTGTTACCTCCTAAAGCCAAGCACTCGTTGTGATGCTCCAATCCTTGCTCAATACGCTCCCATCCAGGGAGATCGAACCCATGCCTTACAGGGTCATCCTCAGAGGCTTTGATCCTACTTTCATGAACAGTATGAAGCTCCTTGAGCAACGGAAGGTCGTTGTTGTACAGCCAAATAATGTCTTTAGCGGTAGGGGACTCCAAAAAGGGATGTTCAGTGAAGTTCATTTTAACTTAATTATACAACATCTAAGTCTGAGGCTAGAAACCACATATGACCATGCTTGTGGACAACACGTCTCCCTAGATAGCTCTTCACGTCTACGTAAACGCTGTCAGGGGCTTCCGAGATACTAACCACTACCATAGGGTCACTTTGCATCTTTTTAATCTCCTCTGGCTGATAAGGGTAGTTCACCCTAGCCTTCTCTGGCTTTCCATCAAAACCTATTCCTATCGTCTTTAGTACGACTTTATTTCCTTTTATGATATTCATTACTACAAATTACTCTATAATCTTACGTGTACCGTGACGGATCGGAGGAGCCTTAAATGCAGCACTTTCAATGGTGGAGGAAGTGGGATTTGCACCCACGTCTTCAGAAGTTTCCTCCTGAGTCGAATCTAAGTTTCCCCCAAAAAAAGCTTTAACAGCTCTTCGTATTTTGTACTTCTTGATGTCTTTGTGAAATGGTTTCTTGGGTCTAAAGATGTTGTTGTACCCGTTGTGGTACGCATCCCAGTCAGATACCCTGTTCTTGTCTCCCTTACCACTCATGTCTATTCATGTACATCTACGTTATCTACTATTAAATATAATGTACAGGATCGCGTACATAGCAAGCCCTTTATGTACTCTAATTCAATTAAACTTAACGTGAACAGCATCTAATTCAATTAAACTTTGCGAAATGGGTGCAACTAGGGATTATATCCTAGCTAGTTCCTCTGTACGTTAAAATCATCTTCGTCTTCTTTTAGGTCTTCGACTGCTATGTTAACAGAAACAAGCATAACAAGTTCTTCTCTAGAACTATCAGGGTCTAATTGCTTTATGATTTTAAACAATTCTTCAATTACCCTATCCTTATATAGTTCATTGCTATTGTCATCGTCTTCAAATTTATTCGATATCAACATCTATAACCTCCGCTTGTTTTATTTTGTTTTTAGCTCTTTCCATTAAGCTCTTGTAGTCATCATCCGTGTACACCTTTTCCTCTCTGGATATACTGGTAGCCTCTCCTCTTGCCAGCATAGCTTCCCTGGATGAGTTAGACTTCGCTATACTAATATCTTTGATGTCCTTAAAGGTAGGCTTAAGCTCACCAGAGTGCATACGTGAACGCACATCGTTAATTATCTCTTCCTCCAGTGAGGTTATGTTTAAGTAAGAGTAAGCTGCAAGCTGCCCACCTAGATCACGCCATTTGCCCATGTGGTCAGCGTACGAGACCAGTACACGCTGTACCGTTTCGTGCTTGAAACCGTACTTGGAAACCATGTTGTTAATGCTTTTGCCCTGAGCAGAAAGGAATAGTATTGTAGCTACCTTCTCAGGATCGTAACGCTCTAGGCATTTAAGCTTCTTAACTTCGTACTCTTTAGCGTACTCCATAACGGCAGCACTAATATCCTCAAATAGCTCTTGTTTTACAAAACTAGGGTCAGGGGAACTCATAATGGTACGCATAAAGCATAGATGAGCCTACGAGTCAAGTATTTTTTTCTAAGGCAGTACATAAATTGCAATTTAA